GCGTGCATGTCCCCGTTGCACTTCGCATCCGGGATTCTCTGTACTGCTTTGGCTGTTGCCTCCGACAAACAAAGAGAACCGTCAAGAGCTTTCAGCATCATGTACTGTAACTCCTCACGGTTCTTCTCTTTGTCATCCTGTTCTTTTTGTCTGCGTGCCCGTTCGTCTTTCTCCGCTTCTGCACGTTCCTGGATCCGTCTTTCCAGTAACCAGAAACAAAATGCTACGATGGCAGATGGCACACCGGCAGCTATCAATAACTGCATTGGTTTCTCCTTTCTGATTTTACTTCGGATTTTCAGAACTAATCTACTTCCGTGGCTCTGCTCGTATCCGCATAGGCTGTCCCTCCTCTGCTCTCAAATGTTATCTCATCATCGTCACAGTCTGCATACTTCCGGCACGCATACTCAACAATGTCAAGATCTGCCTCTATTTCTTCCAGGCTCTTTGTCGGTGTTCCCTTGACCAGAAATACCAGGTCATAGATTGCCGACCAGAGCTTTGAGATAATCTGTAGCTTTGTCATTCTCTTTCTCTTCTCTCTTCCTTCTTCCGGAATAGGTGGTAATGTGGCTTCTCTTCTCCGAAAAATACCCAGCGAATATAATCGTCCAAGATAATTCCCAGTGCAGACAAAAAGAACCATAATGCCGTGAACTGAGGGCATATCTGACCGAGGATATTTCCAGGCATATTGCTATAGTCCCACATACGCAGACCGAGCCATACGTTCAGAACCAGTCCGAACAGAAATTCTATTGCCGTGATCCCTGCCGCCGCAACTAACTGTTGCAAAACCAGTGGCACGCACCGGTTCTTCTCATTGATTGCACCGCAGATAGTGAAGCACAGGCCTCCGCAGATTATCATTGCCGTGAATGAATAGCCACGGAAGATAATTTCCAGCAAATAATAAATGCTCCCTCCGAAAAGAAAGAGCATTGGATATTTGATTATGCTTTTCATTACGAAATACCTCCGGATGCCAGAATCTTCATGTAATCTTTCAGAACCTCGTTCTGGAACTTTTCCGGAATCTCAGCTCCCCACTGGATCTGCTCCAGATCGCTCGCTTTCTCTGCTGACTTGATCCACATGTTGACCGCATTGCAGTAGGTTGTGTTGTAGGACACATAGAACATTGCCCGGTCAACGATTTTCTGCATATCTGCGGCTGTGAAATACTTACAAGGCTGACCGTCTTCGTGGTATTCCAGCTTTTCCTCTCCTGCCAGCAACTGCATTTTCTTTCCGAAAAGATTCAGCTGATCTTTTTCTGTCAAGCTGAAATGCTCTGTACCGGTCGAAATTTCTACATCGATTCCTGCATATATTGTCTTCTCACATGCCTCGCTTGCATTGCTGTAGGCCTGCATACGCAATTCCTCCAGACTGTATTTGTCTGCCAACTCTCCCTGTGTAATCTCTTCTCCTTTGTTGTACCAATAGTCGAAGTCCTCCGCAATGGATTCCTTTGAGGCTTTCTCTCCGGTCACAGCAAAATACACTTCATCTGCTGTGTACGGAGTCCCTTTACCGGCTCCGCCATCTTCCGTTTCCTGCTTCTGAATGTTCTTCCGCAAAAATACGTCTGCCACGCCGGAGCTTCGCAGGTAATATTCCATGCTTTCAATTTGTTCTGTGCTGCATATTACTGTCAACATGCCAATGCCTCCTTTGCTCTGTTTCTTTTACTGAGATAACTCAGTCTTCTTTTGCAATATTTCTGTAATTCCTCAATTCCATATTTCTCCATGAACTGATGCAGGTTGCTATTCTTAAACCAACCGTAATAAGATACTGCTCTCTGTGCCATTCTCTGAGTTACTTCATACCCTTTCATCAAATAAGTTTTGACCTTCTTAAAAGCTCTCCTGCCTTTTAGAAAAATATGATCCCTCAACACTGTGCAGTTTCTCTTGTACACGTATCCTGCCAAATCCGCCGGGCAACCGTGGCTCACTCCATATTTGTCCTCGTACTCGACATAATAGAACCTCCATGATTCCTTAAATTCCAGATGCAGTTTTCTTTCCAGACACTGTTGTATTTTTCGGAAGGCCATCATAAGATACTTCCGATTAGAGCCACTCAGAAATACATCATCCATGTACATTGCCTGGTGGCTCAACAGTCGGACCTTGATCAGGCCGTTTCTCCTTGACCTTCTGGTAACGGTCAATTCACTTTCTGCATAGTGATACAGATAGCTCATGTAGTAATTCGCCAAATCTTTCGAGATAACCGAACCGACAAACAAACCTTTGTCTTTCTCTTTCATTATCAACAACAGTTTTTTTGTCAACCACAGCAATGGTTTATTCTTATGGATATCCCTTTCTAGCATTGCTATCAGCACATCAATGTCTATATTCTGATAGCATTTCCGGACATCACACTGAATCGCTACTTTCGTTCCCTGCGGATCTGTCCGAATCCATTTCTCAACTCCTTTTTTCGTATAGAGCTGACCTCTGCCTTTGATGGATGCGCACTGCCATGTTCCGAATTTCTTCTCAAACAATTCCTGCAGTCCAAGGTCTGCCAGATGGTCAAATATCTGGTGCTCATACGATTCTATTTCTAAGTTCCTTTCTTTCTGTTTTGCCCCTTCAATGACCGTCCTTGATACAGTCGGCGGCAAACTCAATTCTCTGTTCATCAATCTGTTATTTAATTCCAGTGCCAGATTGTGCACTGCTCCATCAAGCATATGCTTATTTCCAGTTTTCAAGAGCTTTAGAATCTTCCCAGGCGTATACTCGCAATGTCGGGAAAGCAGATTCCGTATATCCCGGCGTTTCCACTTTCCCTTAAAGCAATTCCGTATCGCCAGCTCCATCATCGAAATATCTTCGATATCTACATTCTTACAATACGTCTTCATCTATGTAAATTTCTGAATACTCCTTCTGAATCTCAAGACCTTTCGGTTTTACTACTAAGCCCACTCCGTACCCACTGTGTTACGAAGTCCGGTTGCCCGGTGCTGGTTCGACAATTTTGCACACGTGCAGGATGCTTTTCAGCATGCCGGATCAGTTTCAGATGCTGTCCGGCGAAGTACGGCATACCTCGAATAATTATTCAGAGTGACGAGCCGAGATGTTCCAGTTGCCGTTACCGAGCCAATTGTTCAGATTGGCAATCCGCAACCCGGCATTCGACCTGTTCCTCAGGTTGCCGAGCGACAGGAACTCCCCGGATACCGTAAATCCCTATATCATACATTTATTAGTTACAAAAAATTATAAGGGGCGATCCCCTCTTTGGGGCTACGCCGCCAAATTCACCCCCATAGACGATGCCCAGTCTACGACTGATCCTCGTCTTCCAGTGAGAGAAGGACGAGCCGAGAGGCCCCAGTAGCCGACACCGAGCCAATCGTCCAGACCGGCAACCCGCAACCCGGCAACCGACCAGGACCACAGGAAGCCGAGCGACAGGAACTCCCCGGATACCGTAAATCCCTATATCATACATTTATTAGTTACAAAAAATTATAAGGGGCGATCCCCTCTTTGGGGCTACGCCGCCAAATTCACCCCCATAGACGATGCCCAGTCTACGACTGATCCTCGTCTTCCAGTGAGAGAAGGACGAGCCGAGAAGTACCAGAAGCCGTTACCGAGCCAACAGTTCAGAAGGGCAATCCGCAACCCGGCAAGCGACCCGTACCTCAGGTCGCCGAGCGACAGGAACTCCCTTGTGCCGTTGGCACGAGTTCCTGTATGTACCGCATCCCCAAATCGCTTATTACTGTCTCCACCGTACTCCGAAGCCATCCTAATGTGTGGGAAGTTGACATCAAAACCAAGGTTTTTGATATACTTCCATGCATTTCCGGAATCCGGAATCACATACCCCAGTTTCTTGTAATGCTCATTGATTGCGGTAGCAAAATACTTGCAATCGTAACAGGTGTAAATTTCCTGCTGGTACGTGTCTGCCTCTGCATCATAAACACCGTTCAGTATCACGTCAGAACGCACCACATACTGTCCAAGTGCAAACTCGATACCAAGGAACTTGAACGGCTCTTTTCCATTCGTATTGCTGTATGGCGATCCGCAAGTTCCCTTGACCTTATCCGTCGAACCGGTATGCCACGGCATAGTCGAAATACATGTAGTTGTAGACGTGTTAAACGTCACTCCTCCATTATCAACATATAATGCGTAATTTCCAGAATCATCATCCAATGCCTCAATCTTCGTTACTTTGACACGATTTGCGAGGTTGTGCATATAAGACTGACCTCGGTCTTTATTCGTACTGCTTCCCGTCTCCCCAATAGATACGCAGCATCCGATTGGAAAGTATTCTGCCTGCTTTTTGGTCAAAATGATTCTTTCAACATTCTCTTCTGCAACTGCCGCCATATACTGGTCGGCAAATCCTGTACATCCTACCATGACAGCCTGTGAGTTCATATTTGCAAATACGATCATGAACAGTGTTTCCCAGATTTCTGCATCTGAGCAAGTCTCTCCACAATACTGGTCGCCACGCTTCCGGAATGTTGTAATCTGTCCATTATGTGACACATTGTATGCCGGGGCGAATCCAGGAAGTGAATAATACGAGCTGTTAAAATTGACGGCTTGGTACTTCGGGATCAACACATATGGTCTTACCGATCCATCTGGTCTAATCGCTGCTGTGTACGGGATGAAAGGAAATCCCGGATACTCAGATTCTCTCCACGAATCCGTAACCGAAATTTTTGTACCTTTCTTTCCAAGTGGTCCCATAATTCCAACCGTATCGATAATTGTCCGAATGTATCCTGTTTTGAGGGCGATACATACATCTCCTTTTGTTCCGTCTGTCCGGAACTCTGGTTCTCCTTTGACTGCCGTAATATGAAGCTCTCCATCTTCATCTGCATAACCGTTACACTCAACCGGCTTAAACAGTGGAATTTCATCATAGGGGTTCTCATTCCTCACTGCGTTTGTGGACGGAACCGGTGTTGCGACATCTGCGTTGTCGTCTTCTTTCGTGCCAGTGCAGACCATTGTTTTATCTGCATCCTCGAAAAACACAGAATACGTTCTTCCATCATAATTACGGAACATCATTGGATAGCAATCATCCCTTACGGATGCCGCCGCCTGTTTCGCCTCTTCCGCCTGCGTCAGTGCTTCCTGCGTTGCTGCTTTGGCGGCTACTGTTGCCTGATTTGCATTTTCAGTCGCCGCATTTGCTGCTGATGTCGCCTGCGCAGCCTGTTCTGTAGCATCCGATGCATTTTTTACTGCCGCATTTGTTTTCTTTGTAGCATCATTTGCATTTGTTGTCGCAGTCTTAGCCGCTTCTGCCGACTGATTTGCTAAAGACGTTGCTTCTGTTGCAGATTTCGTAGCTGCCGATGCATTATTGGCTGCTGTATTCGCTGCCATTACAGATTGCTGAATCGCTGAGTCAATCTGTTTTGCAGAATCAACGACTTTCTTTAAAGCTGTCTGCTGTGTTTTACTGGCCTCTGTAGCTTTCTCGATTGCAGTCTGCTGTGTCTTACTCTCAGACGTAGCCTTTTCTGTAGCAGTCTGCTGTGTCTTTCCGGCTGCGGTAGCTTTCTCGATTGCATCCTGCTGATCTTTACCATTGGCGATTGCCGTAGTCAGATTCTGCAATGCAGCTTTGACTTCCTCAGACTTCGTGTTGATAGATTCTACCTGCTCCTGCATGGTAGTCACCGACTGATTGACTGACTCTTTGATACTGTTGTAGCTTTCATTTTCCTCGTGAATCTTCTGCATGCAGGAGATAAAAGCTCCTCGCACCTCTTCTCCATAGACCGCATTTCTAAGCTGATCTATTTCCTGGGAAATATCTGCCATTTACTCCACCTCCTCAACTACAGTCTCTCCTCCGATGTGCTTTTTCTTAATGACCGTTTTTTCTTCCGGATCCGGTTCCGGCTCTCCTCCCAGATCTGGCTTAGGTTCCCCCTCTGGCGTTGTTCCTGGAAGATCCGGATTTTCAAAGAGCGTAATCAGATCCTCTTTTTCTTTCTCGAAAGCCTCCTGTTTCTCTTTCATCTCAGCTTCGTAATGGGCTTTCAGTTCCTCTTCGTATCTGGCCGTATCGTCCGCCAGCTCGTTTGCGGCATTTGCTCTGATTTCTGCAAGCACTCCGCTCAGAATCCCCTCTGCCATGAAAATAGGCAGCCCGTAAGCTGCCATCGTGTTTCCAACCTGCCTTGTGATTGCCTGCTTCGCATCAGCATAAATAACACTAATCGGTCTGTTTGGTTTTTTCTTTTCTTCCATCTTCCTTTACCTCCTGCTCTCTTTTGATGGTTCCTACAGCTACACTGTTTTTCGCTACCTTTTCCGGTGCGTCTCCTCTCGGAAAAATAATTTCCATCTTCTTGCCTCCTTCTTAGTTCCAGTAACCTACTATGATTCCGTTGTAAACTCTGAGATGTGAATACGTCCAACTGTTGCCATTGTTCGTGATCTCACATACAATCGGTATCGATCCGCTAAATGCGTTATACCCTCCAGCAGAAATCGAACCTATCTTGAAGTTCTTCAGCGTATACCAGTTTCCAATCAGATTACAGCCCATATTCACACCATATTCATCGTAAATACTGTTTGCTCGGCTAAAACACAACATAGTAGTGTAGGAAGTTGCTGAGGAACTTGCTTTTTGAGCAAATGCCATATACTTTCCTTGTGGTTCCAAATCGAACACTAATCCCTTATGAGCATTGTTCCCTGACCACTGGTTCGTTCCAATCGCTCCGACATAATACCCGTCTCTATAAAAGTGATTACCCGTTTCATCGAATACCGCACGCTTCTTGGAGTTCTCTACTCCGTAATTGTAAATAGCAATTTCTCCTGGGTTGATCTGCACGTATTTTGAGTTTTTATTGAAAGCTATAATCACGTTGTTGTAATACTGCGTGATGTAAGAGCCCATTTCACCCTTGCTCACTTTTGAAGTGATGCTCTCTGCATTTTGCTTGATAGAAGAAGATAACGTTCCTTCTTGTGCCGTTGCTCTCTTCACTTCGGATTCGATGGAATCTTTTAAAATCGTCAACTGAGATTCCGAGTATGCAGACATATATCCCAGAATCTCCACGTCCGTGATATATACGGTCGTATTTGCTACATAGTTGTAAAAATACGTATAGAAATATGACGGCGTTGCATAAGATGTAAACTCGAACTCCGTCCACTCGTCACTCAGCTCTCCTGCATTGGTATAAAAGTTTTTGCTGTCAATCGTTAATCTTATCCTTGCCGTATCTGCGTCTTCTGCATTACACGCCGCCTTAAACCTAACTGTAATGTCTCCACGCTTCTCCCATGGTCTCTGATACCAGGAGATATTGTATGTCGAAGATGTGTTCTCAATCTTCGCACAGCTCTTGCTGCCAAAAGTTGTCTGTGTGACCTGGGTTGTGTTGCTCCTTCCCCAACCAGTAAACTTATCATCGTTATTTGAGAACTTTCCATTGCTACAATAGTTATGCAGTGAATTTTCATAGAGATCTGACACCGAAGCTGACACTTTGCCAACTTCTACATCTATCCTGGCATTCAGATCATCCAGTAGTTCCTGCATGTCTCTCAGACATCGGATGTTCGTGAGATACACCACTGAACCGGTATATCCGTAAACCGTGATTGCTACAGACTTCGCCGCTTTGGTAATCTTCACTTGCTTACTGTAGGTGTGAAATTCATCCGCACTATATCCGCTGAAATATTCTGTAGACTGGTTCTCTGAGAATCCATACCGTACATAAGACGGGCGGTACTTTGAGCCTTCTGGATATGCAGCCTCAACAGCAATCTTATAATTGCCAGCTTCCATAGTTCCCAGGCTTTGTGTCAATGTCACCGAACCATTTGCGGAGAATGTCAGCTTGATCGCATTCATGTTTAGGAACTCCGCTTGCTCAATCGTGCAGCTACCAGTTATGCCGGATGCAGTGAACTTTCTTTTATCAAGTGTCTCTTGCTCACCACCAACTATATAGTTCTTCCGGGCAACCGTTTCCTTTACACTTCGTACAGATAGCGAAATCTTATTCTCCAGGTTGGAAATGGAATTCTCAATCTCCTCTCTGGCTACTCTGACTTTATTATCAGCATGATTCTTCGCCGCTGTCTCGCTCTCTGATATCTTCGTTTCTACCGATGTCCGGTATCCGGCATCCAGCGATTCTGTCTTGACGGAATTTACCAGAAGCATCTCCCCATTGATTTTTCCATCCATGGTCAATGCCACTCCGTCTATCGGTCCGTCATACCCCTGGCTGTAATGAGCAAAACCGCCAAGTCCCCATCTCCACAGATTCTTGGCTTTGTTCTTATAATCCACATCATCAGCAACGATGAACTCATTCGGAACGTGTACTGCATATCCACTGGCTACCTGTTTATTTATTAGGTCCTGTGCGCTTCTGAGAGCCTCCTGCAAGATTTCTGTCTTACTTGGCAAGGATTTTATTGTCTCTTCCATTTCAGCCGTACTCTGGCGGTTTGACGAGGTGTAGGACTTAGCACTCGTCTCATCACCCAACGTAACGGTGTTGTTCTTGAAGCTGGTAATATACACTTTCTTCTTTGTCAGCGGAAATTCCCGGTCTAAACCGTTCGGTGTGGAAACACACTGGATCATGTTGCCGATCTCAAATCTCTGGAAAGATTCATCCGTCAGATTTAAGTCTATCGCTTTCAGCTCCAGTACCATCTTCTCAAACTGTACCGACTTCAAATATTCCTCGGCCTTTTTCTTTAAGTTCTCTGGAACTGTCACATCGTCCCAGGTTACAGTCTTGTAAATCTTGCCGTATTCCTTCACTGCGTTATCGTCTGTGACATAATCCACGCCACCGTTGACGCTTGCAATGGTTCTTCTCTGTTCAGAGATTGCCTCCAGTGCCGGGTCCTGCTCGTCTTCATCCAGCTTCGCTCCCAATGGGATAATACACGTTGCCAAGTCCGAAGCATCCATGTTCTTTGAGAAATCCAACATGTTCTTCCCAAACCGGATGCCCTGCGTGTTCCTGGTGTAATAGTCTTCATCTGACAGGTAATCTAGGATTCTCAGACCGTCCTCATGCCGGATAACCAGATGTCCTCCAAGTCTGCTCGTCAGCTTCTCTTTGAACGCCGTTCTTGTGTCCTCGTAATTGGAATACCGGTACAGTGAATCATTAGAATCCTTTACCGTTACCCTGCCGACAACGAACTGCTTTCTCTCTTCTACCTGTGCATTATGAATGTCTATCAAATCCTGCACATACGCTTTGACCGAAATATTATGATAAACCTTCGGTCTCTGGATGCTGTCACACAAAAAGGCAAGCTCTCCTTCGACGAAGACTTTCTTTGTTCCAGAAAAATCTTCATCGTCATAGAGAACTCGCCCGTAAAACTCCGGCTCATCATCCCGGTAAATCACAATGTCTGTTGTCAGCTTCTTAACCTTGTCATAGTACGGGTGTGTTGGAAACACCTTGAAGGTTGCCGAGCCATTTACGTTGTCCCCAACCTCAAAATACGGATTTCCACCAACGGTCAGTGCTTTTACCCTGGCATCGTGAATTGTGTACTCCTTGCCGTCCACATAGGCTTTAATCGTATACATCTACAACATCCCTCCTCTGTGAATCAGCGTAACCTTGCCCGTCCCCTGGAAGTAAAGGTCATTCGCTCCCTTGTACAGAACAATGTCATACATGATATTCTCGCCGGTATATATCGTATAGGTCGAATTACGATACCTTACCTTCATTTCCGCATTGGAAACAATTCTGAGCGTTTCGTTATGAACCCAACCGTCCAGGCTGACTTTCTGCCAACCGGAGCCAGAGCTGATCGTGATGTCTGAGGTGTTACGGATAACGCCATTGATGAAGCTGAACGTATCCCACTTCCAAGGCTCATCCGAAGAATCCACGCTGATTTTATACGGCTCGCATTTACAGCTTATAACAATCTCCGCCGTTACATCGTTATTCTTCTCTGTCTCTATCTCACACCTGCCGGTATAATAATATCCCTTGTCGGTGTCAAGGATGATTCTCTTCGAGATTCCCTGCAAATCAGAAGCGATCTGGCTTAACAGACCGCTCCATCTTTCATAACTACAGTTTCTTGCCCCGAATGTAAATTTCAAGGTCCGCATCTCATATTTTACGCCGCCGTTCTGAGCTTCTGAGAGGTCCAGGTCCCCGTTCATGCCGGGGACGCTCACATACTCTGTCTTTGCTTTCGGTATGCCGATAACAATCTTCTTGAGTCTTAAGCCCCAGTCCCGGAACGAATGCGTCTCATCAAACGTAATGCCTACTCCCGACATGATTAACCTCCTCTCTTCTTGTGTGTATCAATTCTCGCCATGTTTTCATCGACAATCGGTGTTGTTGCATCTCCAACTTCCCTACCGTCCAAATCTACATGAACGTGTGTCTCTCCGGTAATCTCTACCGTTGTGTCTCCACTCTCGAAGACACCCTGCTTTTCTTTCTCGACTTTGTATGTTGTGCTGACCTTCTTATCAACAGCAATCTTTCCGGTTTCCACATTAACCGCCGTCTGCATCCGCTTTCCAAGACTGGCCATCTCATCATCCATCTGCTTATACAGGTCTGGCATCTCGGCTTCAATACCTACGCCGATACCAGGTGGAATCCACTTACCGATTTCATCAGCAAATACTTTTGACGGAGAATGAATACCCAGTGCGCTCTTCGCACCATCAACAATTCCAGAGAAGAACGATGACACCTGTCTTCTGAACCAACCGGCGGCATTGCAAATTCCGTTCCATACACCCATTACAATGTTGTAGCCAACACTAGCCATCTGAGAAGGCAGATTTGCAACGCCATTTATAACAGCACTGCACAAATCAGATGCTGCCTGTCTTCCCTTTGCCACCATATCGGATCCCCACTGGATCACTTTCTGGATGGTGTTGCTCAACCACGTCCAGATTTTTCCTGGTAACTGCGAGAAGAAATTAACGATTGTGTCTATCGTATTAGCTCCAACTTCTCTTGCTTTCTGTAGGGTATTAGATCCCCAGGTCACAAATCTATTGAATGTGTCCGTCAGCCAGTTCCAAATTTTGCCAGGTAGCTCAGAGAAAAATGTAACAATACTGTCTATGCAGTTGCTTGCCACCTCTCCGGCTTTCTGGAGCATCTGGCTTCCCCACTCAACAAATTTGTTGTAGGTATTTACCAGCCAATCCCATATTTTTCCTGGCAATTCAGAGAAAAACGTGGTGATATTGTCAATCATCTGAGGAACATTCGTTGCGATCCAGTTGATCACATTTGTTCCCCATTCAATCAGCGTACCGATCACAAATCCAATCGCATACCCGATTTTATAAGGCAATTCAGAGAAAAACTGTACGATTGAATCAATAATCTGTGTTACAACTTCCGATGCCGTTTCCAGCATTGAAGCTCCCCACTCAGCAAAACTCTCTGCCAGTGAGCTAATCGCATCTATGATTTTTCCTGGCAATTCGGAGAACCACTCAATCACAGAGTCAATAAATTCCCCTGTGTTATCCAGGACACCAGAGCCCCATTCAGCGATAGCCGAACCAAGTTCGCTTAGCTTATCCGGTATGCTCTGGAAAAATTCTACGATCTGATCCCAGTGTTCCTTGATGACCACAACCGCCGTTGCAACCGCAGCTACAATTCCGGCAATCGCAGCAGCCACCAATGCAGGTGCACCCAGGATAACCGCTCCGACAGCCGCCAGCGCAATGCCGACCACCATAAGAGCTTCTTTTACAGCACTGAAGCCGTTCACAAACATATCTACGAAATTGGTAACTGCGAGAATCGCTCCGGCAATAATAGAACCAATTCCGGCTATGGTAGAACCGAACTCTGCAAAGAATCCGATTACTTTCTGTACCGCTCCACCAATAGAGCTGAAGATACCAGCAATCTTAGGGAACTCCAGCTCCAGGACTTCCATGAGCGAACCAGCTCCACCACTCCAGAGTGCGAATCCTTCTACGACTTTTCCGATGACTCCGGAAATTCCGCTAATTCCACCCTTTAATGTCTTCAGTATGGAGAATAGTGTGCTTAAAGGCTGAATAACACTTTGAGCAACGTTTAAAGCTGCGATAGAGCCAGCAATCACTCCGATTGCATAGCCAACAGCTTCCAGTGTGTTCGGATCTGCCCCGTCAATCACGCTGAACAGTCCGGAAATCACATCTACAATTCCCTGGATTATAGTGCTTGCCGAATCTATGAATCCGTTAAGGAATCCTTCGATCAGTGAAGACACGCCAGGAAACTCTTCGCTCAGTCCTTCGCAAAATCCAGCTACGAAATCTTTTGCAGCCTGGATGATAAGCGGTGTATTTTCCTGCGCCGCCTCGCCAATTTTGCCAAGCATTTCTCCAAATGACTGACCGATTTCCTCAGAGTGGTTACTCAGAGCCTGTAGAAATTCCGTAAACAAATAAATACCGGCAGACCACATGTCACCGGCTACATTCATGATTGCTTTTACAAGTTCAGCAACTAAAGTTGCTCCTGCTTCGGCAAATTCTTCCTGGTGCTCCATGATGGCATTTATAAATGTGCCTACCAGATCTTCCGCTACTCCGATCAGTGTCGGTGCGGCATCTACAGCCATCTTTGCCAACTCAGCGATAGAATTTCCTAACGCTTCAATCAGACCGTCAAATCCATTTTCAGCCATGGCTTCGTTCATTTCCTCAACCATGCTGGTTATGACTTTGACAGTCTCTTTCATTGGTTCCTGTACTTCTTCATACAGGGCGATACCTACAGACTCTAATGCACTCTTGCAGAGCGTGATAGCTCCCTGCAGGTTATCGTTCATGGTGTCAGCCATTTCTTTAGCTGCACCGTCCGCATCGTAGATAGAATCCTCCAGCTTCTGGTAATCTTCATCTGATGCATTTACAATGGCAAGCAATCCACTCATGGCTTCTTGTCCACCAAGAGCTGATGCCATCTGTGCTTTCTGCGCCTCTGTCAGTCCGGCAAATCCGGAACGAAGGTCTTTCATAACCTCTTTCAGAGACTTCATGGAGCCATCACTGTTCGTCAGAGATACTCCAAGCTGATCCATAGCTGCCTTTACTTCATCGGTCGGCTTGGCCATTCGGCTAAAGATAGACCTCAGAGACGTACCAGCCTGGCTTGCTTTGATACCGGAGTTTGCCATCAAGCCGATTGCTGTAGCACAGTCTTCAACGCTGAATCCCAAAGCTCCAGCCACAGGTGCCACATACTTAAACGTCTCACCCATCATTCCTACGTTCGTGTTGGAATTGGATGCTGCCTTTGCAAGTACGTCTGCAAAATGTGTGGCATTGGATACCTCTTTCGTGTATCCGTCTTTGATGATCGTTGTTGTCCCGTCAGCCGCCAATCCAAAGGCGGTCATAGCATCGGTGACAATATCACTGGTAGTTGCCAGGTCTTCTCCAGATGCCGCAGCCAGGTTCATGATACCCTCGATACTGTTCAGCATATCTCCGGTTTTCCATCCAGCCATTGCCATGTACTGGAACGCCTCGGCGCTTTCTGTGGCACTGAACTTCGTCTTGGCGCCCATTTCCTTTGCTTTATCAGCAAGCTGCTGAATCTCCGTAGCCGAAGCACCGGAAATGGACTGAACCTTACTCATTCCTGCCTCAAAGTCAGAGCCGACCTTGATTGCAGCCGTACCAATACCGGCTACCGCTGTTGCGGCACCAGCCAGAATAGTAGTGGTAGCCTTAATTGCTCCACTCGCCATTCCAGATAATTTGCTTAGTCCGCTCTGGAAACCGGAACTATCTATGCTGGTGTCAAATTTCAGCGTACCATCATAGCCCATGTTCTCACCTCAATTCTTCGGCTCAATCATCGGCTCATAATGGCACTACTTGATTTGTTTTCCGTCTTTGATTTTTAATTCAAAACGGGCATGACAATTTCTCCCTTTACAGGAGACCATCACGCCCGAACACTCCGCCGTCTCTTCAAAAAACAACGGCATTTTATATTTACACTCCGGGCATTCCACCCGTATCATTTTCTTCTTTACATCTTCAATAGCCAGTCACCTCCTACAGCAGTCCCGTAAGGTCGCCGCCATTCATGAGGGCTTCTGCTATTGCATCTACCTTCTCTTCCTCATCAGCAGGCAACGGTAAAGCATACAGTTCTTTCTTCCTGCGGTAGAAGTCTCTCTGCTCCTTCGTCATGGTCGCATCAATGTCTACGCTTCGATACTCCATAATCTTACTGAACTCCAGGTCAGAGGACAGCGTTCTTAGTAAAGCCTTAAACTTCCACCAGTGCAGATATTCAATATCCTGTAGGTCTATGTGATACTGCGTCAGAAACGCCGAATAGATATAATCATCGTCATGCTCAAAAGAATAAATCCTTTGCACTTCTGCCGCCCCTTCTACTGCTCCGGCTCTCTTCTCACGCCATCGTTTACCACCGGCATAGAACCACAACAACCCATCCACCGCAGCATCCAGATTCTCCGGAATCTCCGGATATACCAGTTCCAGACCTTGCCTTGCTTTCTCAGCGTCCGAAAGCTCCGGGTCCTGCATCATCATTTCAAACAGAATGAAGGTACGGAAGTTTGTTTCTATCGCATACTCCGTACCTTCAATCTCTACTGTTTCCGGAAGATAGTCTACAAGCATGTTGTGGTTCATGAATTATCACGCCCACTCGCATTACCGATTGGCGTTACTACTGCTCCGTTCTTGCCATGCTTATTTTTCTTACCTTCCTGGCGTCTCTGCGCCCGGTTCATGTTGTACTTGTTGGTAATCGCATTTACTTGACCTTTCATCTTTCCTGCCTCAGAAGAAACAATGCCGAAAGCATCCATGCAGATTGCCAGGTTGTTCTTGTCTTTGAACAGCTTGTCTGCCGTTCCTCCTCCAAACACCTCATCGAAGAAATCCTTTACGATTCCGCACATCTCCCGGATGCCGTCTGCATTTGACATCTCTGTATGCTTCTTGGTTTCCTCGGCTCTTTTCACAACCTTATCCATGGATTTCTCATAAACTTCCATGGTGTCTGCATCGAACAGATCTAATTCTAATTCCTGGCCGCAAATTTTTAACATGCTCATATCACTTTACCTCCAATTTCTAAGCCGCAGCTTCTTCAAACGTTTTTGTCTCTGTATTGAAAAATCCGTCAAGCGGATCGCCTACTGCATTGAGATTTCCACTCATGCTCTGTTTCTTTTCTCCGGATACTCCGCTCACTTCGGCGGATACCAGGAACTTTCTGGCCGCAAATGTATTTGCAACCGGTGCAGAAGCGTTCTGCTTCTGGTCCCATAACTCTACTCTGCAATACTCAAATTCTGCATCGCTGCCGGTTAAATGGTTTCTTCCTACATGGTACAGTGCGTTGACCGCATCCTGGCTCTTAATGAGTCTCGCTTCAAACGGAAATACCGATGTGTAGGATACAACAGAGGAAGAGGAAGACGGCTCACACACATACTTCTCAGATTCGCTCTCTGCACCGAATGTTTCATCCAGAGTTGTGAAACCAACGCCCATCAGTACCCAGTTCGGCTTTTCAGATGTTCCGATATTCAGATAATCCGCAAACTGGTGTCTCTGTACCACTTCTCTTGCGCCACTTACATTACCTGCCATTTTTACTTGCCTCCTTAAAATACAATAATCGCAAGGAAATCTGATACCTTGCGTTCTTCATAGCTCCATCAAAGATATATCCAGGGGAAAGAACCTCTATCTCTTCTGCGCACATTCCTTCCGGAAGCTCCGGGAGGTTGCCTGCCATGCTGTTCTCCTCTACCCAGTCCGCAAATTCTTCATAGAACGTGCTGTTCTCTATGTTCTGTACCCGGTCCATGCTGCAAAACTCCCTGGAACCGAACTGGAACTGATACTGCCGTTCCGAACTGCCGTCTACATATCTCTGGATTACCGGGTCGAATATCCCGGTCTCTATGGTGTACTCTACTGGGTCTGGCCCAAGGGCATCTACCCGGAATACACCGTCTTTCAAAAGAGGGCATTTCAGAAAATACTCTGTTATGCCCTCCAGTACACTATTTACTTCCATGTGACCTCCTAAATCTTATCTGCTCCTCGCAGAATGTCTTCTTTTTCAGCCACCTTCATTCTCTCAAACCAATGTGCTCCTCGGTTCGCATCATACGGTCTGGTGTCTGCTGTTTCGTAATACTGCATGTCAGCATACGGGGCAATGTAATCTACCTCTCCACTGCCTACATCCGTTCCCAGTTTGCCGGATTTTTCCAACATACCAGTCTGGAACGGAACCCTCGGACTGCACCTTCTCAGTACCTCCGAATCTACAAACATCTGCTTTCTGCTGAACTGAGCATTCCTTTTTGCCGCAAAATTCTGGTTCCAGGTCAGCTCCGCTTTCCCGTTCCCGGAATTGATGATTGAGCCTTTCGGAGTAGTGATCTTTTTCAGTGCCATCACGCACCCCCTATTCTCCAGTGCTTCGTCCTGTCGGTTCCTCTGATTGTATTGTCGGCATACTCTGTGACAGTCACAAAATCTTCATCGTGCTGTCTCAGCTTTGCCAGCTCCTCAATCGTCTCTTTCAGAATGATGCCCTGGCGGAAACTGAACGTATCGAACAACCACTGTCCGGCCACCACATACTGTCCTCGCACAATATAAGCTCCCTTCTGGATAGTCCAGTATCTCTCTGCCTCTTCATCTGACAGCTTCTTGTATTTTTCTTCGCTTATATACTGCTTTCCGGCTTCTACTGTCGCTGTGACCGGGATTCGGATTACGCATTTTGCCTTATCCCTACGGTCCGTGTCTGATACCGTCTCTCCCTTTGTTCCATACCACGAAACCCCCATGATTCTTGTCGCACAGAGTTTTTCCCGGCGGTCTGCTCCAATTCTCAGATTAAAGATTGTCACATCACTGTTTGTCGTCATACTCTTTCACCCACCCCCTGTTCAGCAGTCCGGTGTTCGCCAGGTATGACCTCACAGCCCTATACATTTCATTATGCAACGCCGTATCATTCATGGCATCCGCATAGCTGATGGAATATCCATCGTTAGATTCCGACTTCACAACAGCTTCTCTCTTTTCGTTCTGCACTGCCACCGTATCAGCTACACAGCAGATTGCATCCTTGATTGAATCTACAATTGAACTCAGTCTTGCAATCCGGCCAAACGTAACCTGGTTCACGAATGCTTCTGAAATATTCTCAACTCTCTTGAAATCATTCTCCGTTTTTATCTGCGTGCCACCGTAATCATTTTTGTAGTATGTGAAATCCACATACGGTCTTCTTACGTCCTCCTGGACCATCGAAACACCCCTTTCTGATAAATTGGTAGGCTGCAAAGAAAAATCAGCTATTCGCCGGGTTTACGCCCTCCTGCGTAGCTGAATCTTTTTTGCCGGTCTTCTTTTCTTTCGGAGAAGATGTGCCCGTTCTGACTTCCGGCTCCAGGCTTTCAAGCGAATAGCCCATGCTTTTGTAATATGCTGCCTTTCTTTCGGGAATCCGGCAGGAACTCCCGTCTTTCGTTGCTAAATACATAAGCTACCTCCTACTCAGTTTTCTTTGAGCCTTTGGCCGCCGGTTTCTTTTCTGAATCCTCAGAAGTCGGTGCAACTGCTCCCATTGTAGCCTGTGCCTGGATTGCAGCTTTCAGTTCATCGTTCTCCTTCTGAAGCTTAGTAATCTTCTTGTCTGCATCCTCCGCATACAGGGTAGCCTCTTCCAGTTTGGCTTTCAGTTCATCGTTCTCCTTCTTGAGCTTTTCAGCAGTCGCCTTAATGTTCTCCGGCTCGAACAGCACATTGTCATTCTCATCCCTGATAATGTAGCCCATCTTCTTGTACTCATCGAATTTCTCATCCGGGATTCTGAGAACTCTGTTCTTTTTCTCAACTTTATACATATGGTTTCTCCCTTCAAAAATTGGCTCCATGCACACGCACAGAGCCAGTAATCAGTTTCTCTTATACACTCACATGGAAATCAATAGCGTCCATCTTGTGAGGCAGGATAAATACATCCTCGAAAGACTCCTCGAAGTAATCATACTTACCCTGGGAGCCTGCGGATGGCGGGTCGAGCTGAGCAAACTCGTAAGAAATCGGTGTGATTACCGCCGCCGGATGTACCAGAGCCATGTTGATCTGCTTCGCTGTGGAATCTACCTTCCAACCCTCGGTAAAGTCATACTTCGTCTTCATCATGTCACTCGGTACGCTCTCCGGAATCTTCACATCATCAATAGAATTGATTGCTCTCTTGATTGCATCAGAACGGCTACCTACATCAACGGTTCTGTAAATCTGCTTCGCATTGTTGATGAGCGTTCTGACATCCGGTGTCACATACAGAATTCTTCCGGCTCTCGGAACTCTCTTATTATCCATGTTCTTCATCATCTCATCAAAGACAGTCAGCACATTCTCCTCTGTCAGCACTTCACTGTGGGCTGTCTTCGCTCCGTCAGTAGTCCAGTCTGCATACAGCTTGGAAATGCAGTAAGCATTCATTTCCGGGAACTTCTGCTCCTCGTTGTAAACCTTCGTGATATTTCCGATTGCCACAACACCCTTGGTCTCGGCAATGTCTCTCGGATGTACCAGCGTCTGCCACTGTCTGTGATTCTCCAGGGTCAGCGGTTTCCACTCGTTGTTGTAGTTACGCTTTCTGGTTCCAATGGTGTCTCTGTCTCCATCGGTACGGCCAGTTGTGGAGATTGTCGGCACCTCGATAACTCTGGAATTTACCCAACGGAACCTTCCATTGTTCGGTGTCGCAAATAAGTCTCCAAAATACAGGACATACGGAAACATCTGCTCCAGTGTCTGTAAATACTCGGTTGCATAATTTAATTTCGCCATTTCATTCTCCTCCTGTTAGTTTTTGTCTGGCTGTCTGATTAAGTTGAACCCAAACGGATTAAACGGTGCTTCTTTGCCTTTGACTCCTTCGCCTCCAGCTCCACCAGTTCCGCCAACTCCTCTTGCAAAGAACGGCTTTCCTTCCTCATCTTCATGGGAATCGTCTTCCGGATTGTTATCATCTTCGATAACAAAAGCTCCCTTGTAGTCGTCATTCTCCATAAGGGACTTCATAAACTCATCGCCTCCCAGGAACTTTCCATCTTCCAGGGTAAAGTTCTTCTTTTCAAACTCTGCTCTTACACCGTTTTCAGCAGGTTTGCTCGAGAACTTATAACCACCCATGAACATATCCAGTGCATGAGTACGCTCCTGGGCTGCAAGCTGTGCGGTCAGCTTCTGTGTTTCCTGGGTGTACTTCGTCTCCCAGTCCTTTGCAGATTGCTTAATGCCGTCAATATCCATGTCCTTGTAGGACTGAATCGTTGTGTTAGCATCTGACAACTGCTGCTTTACTCCGTCCAGCTCTGTAATCTTGGCATCTAGTTTCTCCTTCGACACATAGCCTCCGGCTTTCACATCTACTACCTGGATTTTCTTGTCGGCATCAATCGCTGCCTCCAGTTCTGCATAGGTCATAGCCTTAGGCTCTTCGCCGTCCTTCGGGGTTCCAAAAAGTTTCTTCAAAAATTCGTAAGCCATTTCACTTACCTTCCTTTCTTCGTTTCGCTGATTTCGTTTAGATTCCGGTTCACTCCGGCACTGCTATCGTGCATTTATATCTCCGCACGCAAGAGAAGGAGACAGTTTATATGCCATATCACAGGGCAAAAAACAACAGCCAGACGTTCCACCAACGGACCGGCTGACTGTTAATTATTTTCGTGGTCTTAAAGGGTGTCTACGAACTTCTGAGAGTTCCCAGGACACGTTTTAAGTGCTTCAATGGTAAATTGTAAGGGTTAATACGTTACGGCCCTATACGGGGCAAATACCATTTAACCCATGGATGGGAGATAGCAGGATCACCTCCTTCCTACTCTGCTGTGTAGTCTTCGATAACCGGAATGCCATACTCAATAGCACATGTATTCTCGATTTTGCATCCTCTGGCCTCCTGCCAGCCTTTAGCAAAGTATGCAATGTCAGCACCAGCCAGAAGTTCCAGGGATTTTCCAAGGAACCAGAGTGGCTTTGCATCCACCGGAGCTTCCTGGAAGAAAGAATCAATAACCTCTACTGGTTCTCCGATCTTCTCCTCTGCGCTCTTGATTGCTTTCTGGCGTTCTGCCAGGATGTCTTCATCAGACTTTCCTTTCATTGGCTGTGAAATAAACAATTTCTTCATGATTAATCCTCCTAATCTGCAAACACCCAATCATCTGCAAGCATATCTGCCTGACTTGCGAGCCATCCCATCTGTACTCCTGATGTTCCGACAAATGCGATAGCCATGTTTCCGATAGCATCATGTTCGCAGTTTACGATATCTCCATCCGCTGTCTTGTAAGAAATTCCTGTAGCGAGCTGGATGTACTGCTTCTTCCCATTCCATCCTTTTCTTGCTACTTTCATGCCACGTTTCAGATACTTAATTGCTTCTCCAAATGAGAATGTAGCCTCGCCACCCAATTCCGGACAGTTCTTACTATCTGCTAACGTCCATTCATCACTTGCGATATTGGAAAATGTATAGTCCGGAATCTGCGTCTCACGGATATCCATATCAATACCATCTTTGGTGTGCATGATAATCGTCTGCTTTTCCTTTGACCAGTACCAATAACCAGCCCAAGACGGCAGTTTTACCTTCATACCCTGTTTCATCAGTTCAAATGCTTTTCTAAATAACATGTCTTGTTACCTCCTTGTTTTGCTTTCTTATTCGCCCATACAGCTTTTCCACTGACTGAGCGGTTAAATGATACCAAGTTACCGTTGCCGTCATATACGGCTGATACCTGCGTTCTGGCGGTATCTGCGCTTCGTCCGGTTTGCTTGCAGAAATCCTTCATCTGCGATTCTTTCTCTTTCAGCTTCACAGATTCTTTCTGAAACTCTTCTCGGAAGTACGCTCTGTCGGCTTCTGATTGAACCGTCTGGATATACGAATCATAGGCGGCCAGGATTCTCTTATACTCTCTGACCGCCCTTTCATATTCACGCTGCTTCTGCATACACTCATACTCCGTAAGAAGGTTCCCTGCAAACGAATATTTCGGTCTGCTGTAATCCTCCAGATCATCTTTCGTGTATGCCGGTTTGGAAATTCCCGGCCAGTACGGATAGAAGCTATGTCTGCAATTCCAGCCGCACAAACCGGCTCCCGTTCCATATCCGGTTGCCTCGTAGAAGTTCTCATACCCCGGAGCTGTGCCCTCAATCTTGAATACCTTACCCTGCCAGACTGAGTGTGAGGGTCTGGCTCCTGCATGAGCTGTTGTCTCGTAATACTCAGCCCCAAGCTCCGAAGCATACAACTCTGTCAACTTTCCGGCTGTCTGATTTACTCCGGTCAGCAGAGCAGTTCTGATTGCCGTATCCAGCTTTGAGATATACCCACTGTCATACATGACCGATGTTCCTTTGACTGCCGCATCCCGGATAGCCTGTCTGATTGCCTCCTGGTACGAAAAAGCACCGGACGTAACCTTCATATAGGCTGCGTTCAGTGTCTGCATATACTCCTGCTGTGTGGCTATTGCCGTTGTCAGCGTAAGGTTTCCAATCTCTCCCCTGCACTTCTCTGCGGCTGCCTCCATAGTTCTCTGCATCGCTCCAGAAAGAACAATATTCGATGTTTTCAGCTTTCCGGCCTGCAATAATGGCTTTGCATCCTGCAACATTCCGCTCAGGCCTGCATCCTGGAACAATCGCAATATTTCTGTATCGGATTTCCCTGTCAGAACACCAACTTCCCGGATTACATCATCCATCAACGCTCCGGACTGCTTCGCCTGTTTCAACTGCCACTCGGCTGTCGGTGTGATCCTTCCGGTCTTTGCTATCCTTCGTGCCACATCTCGGATGATCTGCTCATTCAACACATCGCACATTCCCAGATAACCGGAAGAAAAGCTATTCAAATATTCTGGTGTCAGCACTGCTCACACCTCCTATTCTTCTGTAGGGAATCTGGCTACCGGCTCCGGCATCATGTTCTTTGCCTCTTCCTCCGAGCATCCAAAATACCACGCAAGAAACGCTTCTGTTTTCAACTTTCCGGCAACCACCATGGACCACCTACGCTGATACTCAGCTTCTGTGTCTTCCAGAACTCCATCGCCCCAGTTGCAGTTCAGCTCCGTTTCTCCGTCCGGAACCATATCATAAAGCAATGCCAGAACCCTCATGGCGTATATGATTTTCTCAAATCCCTTATGCCATGCGTCCTGCATCGCCGTTACCGTATGGTATGATCTCTGCTTTGATACCCGGATTTCGTATGCCGTTTTCTCAATGTCCGTTGGTTCAGACAGCGTACCGTAGGCAAGGCCAACCAAGAACTCTATTTTCATTAGCAGCTTATTCAGTCCCTGGAACAACGCTTCGTGGCGAATCTGCGGTGCATACTCTTTCAGCAGCCCTTTGTTAGTTCCATCCGCATTGTCGAAGTCAAATGTCTTGAACATCCTTTCCTGTCCTGCCGGAAGAACCGGCTTTCCATGCTTATCTGTCTGGAACAACTCAGAATCGCCCAGGATAGCAGCTTCTGTGGCTTTATACTCCCACAATACACGCCCGTACTGAATGTCAGCTTGTTCTATTATCTCTGTAGCTCTGGAGAACACTGATACCCCCAATGGCGAATCCGTATCGATATTGTTTGCCTTTGGTACTTTGATGTACGCAAAAAGTGGCTTGTCGATGTTACCGATAATTACCGGCTCTTCCGACAGGCCCGCCCATTCATCCACCTCAGACAGTGGTACTTCTTTCCGGAATCTATCCCTCACAGCATAGGTCCCATCATCGTTGTACTGGTAAATCTCCTCAGATTTGAACGCCTTGTTGATGATCGTATAGGTCATTCCCGTAAGCTCATGGTATTCAAGCCGGGTATACAGGTAATCTCCTATCTTCTTTCCTTCCACGAACACCGCCGCCGTTATTTCTCCCTTGTTATTGAACGCACAGGGGAAGAAATCCACCGCTTTCACAAAATCCAGCTCGATTGCCGTTGGCTTTCCGTTTTCGTCTATGTTCGTCACGAACGGCTTCACTGCAATAGCCCCACCTGCGCAGTACATCTCAACAAATTTGTTCAAGTCCGTAAGCTGGTCTTTCAACTGTTCATTGATGAAAGCAGCCATCGGACTGCCAGTTACCTCCATGCTGAACTCCGTTAGTATCAGCCTGGCAAATTCCTCCGAGATCGCTGCCGGCAGATTCAGAGGAATCACATTGTCTTTTCCACCTCTCCAGGGCGGTTCATTCTTGTACATGTTGTGCCACAGCTCTATGGCATTCTGCATTACTCCGGATTCGCATATATCAACGCCCAGGGCTTTTTCCACACTGTTATTCGGCACCAATCTTCTCAACACCTTTCTCAATATATTTGCAATTCTCAATCAGTTCACCCCGTCTTCTTAATGAATTTCTTTATCCTCTTCTCGAAGCTGTACTCCATAGCATCCAGAGAGTCAATATCACTGGTTCCATCATCCAGACGCTCCAGTTCCATTTTCTTCGGATTCCAAACCGCCATGCTGATAGCTTCGAGAACACTTTCACAATCTGGCGTAAAGAACACACGCCCAGTTGCTGAGAGCGTGGTCATTGTGAAGATACGGTCTGTAATCTTGCACTTGGCAGCATTCGTGACATTGATATTTCCCAGTTCCGCCTCAATCATAGCTTTCTGCAAACCTCGTTTCAGCACCAGTTCCGCAGAATCGCAGTACACATTCGTAATGAATCCGTACCGGTCCAATATCTTCTCAACGAATTTCATAAACATCCGGTTCAAATCATCGGGGTCTGTTCCGTCTGCATCGTGCCATTCAGAGGACAGCACATACAGCTTCTCATATCCCTGGGTAATTCCAGACGCAACAAAAGCGTGGCCGGAGCCGTTACCTCCGAAGTCCACGCCTATATTCAGCTCTATGAACTCTCCACGTTTCGCCATGTCAATCGTCTCTTCCAACGGCACAATGTACTCATCGTCCTCCGCCGCTATGGAAGTTGCCAGCTTAACGTATATCAGACCTTCTGCAATACTTCTCTTACCTTCAATATCTCGGATGTACCAGATGCTGTCCTTGTCATACTGGCTGACAATCTCAGCTATTCTCTGCTTCGGGATGTTGATATTCTCGAAGATATTGAAATGCTCGTAATTGTAACCACCCAGAAGCTCTCCCTTGGCCGCTTTCTCAGCGTATTTGTCAATGTAATCAACGTATATCGCTGCCTTAGGATGGTCTGGGTTCAAGTCCCAGAAGATTTTTCTGTTCTTGGCTGCCAGTTGTCGGTTGAATGCCTCTTTGATGGTGTTGTCATGATGCAGGTTGATCTCGGTTGCAATCCACATACCGTATGAGTTACCTCGGATTTTCTTGTAACTATCGGACGCTGCACCTCCGGCGAAGATTACAATCTTGTCTTTGTACCCCGTATCCGGGCCATTTATCAGCAGGCAGTCATTCCCTTTGTACTGAGTCCACCTGCACTGCCCACGAAATATATACTCAAGACCGAACCCATTAGCATCTCCAATGTTCAGCTTAGCATTCGCCATAGTCGAACCAGTCGCCAGGTGAATTCTATCCTTCGTCGTTTTTAATTCGTGAGCAAATGCGAAAACATTATCTACCGTCTTACCGGAACGAACAGCACCTTCCAGGATATTGTAGGTACTGTTCGCACAATTTTTGATATACCGCTTGTGCTTGTCGCTGAAGTTGAACCCTATACGCTTGCGCCTGTTGACCTTGACATACGGGTTGGATAAGCCCTTATTCTTCGCCGCCATAAATGTCGGCTTCGATACCCTCCATGTCTTCTATCTCGTAAAGACCAATTTCCTGCTTATCTCTCCAGATGTCCGGTCTACGATTCTTCAACCAGAAACAGCACGCTCCTACGTCCGGTATGATGTCCTCTTCGGTCTCAACCGTCTCTATCTTCGCAGGCTTGGTATTACCGTCTTTGTCCATCTCAATAATTTTCCGGGTTACTTTCGTTTTCTTCTTACTTCCTTTTGCTCGCTTATACAGACTCAGTTCGACTTCTGCATCTGCATATTCTTTTCCGGCGGCCAGAGCCTCTGCAAACTCCGGGTAATCCTTTTTCCAACGGTTGATTGTCCTCGGAGATACCTCGAATGCGTCAGCTAAATCCTCATCCGTACCGCCTCTCATGCACAATACCTTGGCAATTTTTACAAATCTCTCATCATACTTCTGCTTTGCCGCCATTCAACCACCTACTTCCCTGCCAGGTAGTCAGCCGCCCAGTATTCAATCATCTGCCATTTATTCTTACTGGTAATCGTGCCGTCCTTCTCTGCTTTTTTCAGAGCTTTTTTGATTACTTCTGCCGATTCTACCGGAATGGCAGCACTGCCAAATACTTTCGCAAGGTACGTCCAATCCATGTCTGAGTCAAAACCGGCATCGTCCATTTTCTCATTTGCAGCATCAATCATGGAATGGACTGCCGCCCCTACGTTCCGGATGTCCGTAAACTGCTGGTACTTATCCAGTGTCTCCACGAACTTCTCACACTGCTCATAGGCAGCAACACCGATAATCTCAGCACAACTACCGTTCAGATTCTTCATCAGTGCATCCAAGTCTCTAATCTGGTTCGGAAGAAACGCAAACGCAATGGTCTTGAAATCAAACTGAACCGCCGGAGTATTCAGCTTATCAAACTGCTCCAACGGTTCTTCCAGAATTTCTTTCCCTATATAGCTCTCCATCATATCATCGACGTTATCCATCAGCTTCACAATTTCTCTCAGCGTACTCTCATCATCAAACCCAGAGATTGCATTGTGAGCCAACTGCTTAGAAGCCGCCTTGCTTCGGGTCAGCCCGCTCTTATCCAGGATAACGATAATCTCTTTCAGTCCAGCCTCTCTTGCACTCTTTACTCTGTGATGTCCTGAAATAATCTCCAGCTTCTCTCCCATCAGTGCAATCAGAGGTAAACTCTCCAACTGCCCTCTGTTTTTGATGTTCGCTGTGAGCTGGTCCTGCATCTCATTTTTCATTATCCTGGCATTGATGTCCTGCTCCTTAAGCTCGGCTAACTGCACCTTCGCAATGTACAGCTCCGTACCCATGTCATAAATTATTTCATATTTTGCTTTCTGCTCTTCTGCCACTGTCTTTCCCTCCTTAACCATTCTTCCAATGTTTCCTGCTCTGTTCGGTCAGTCAGCTCCGCTTCGTATGTCAGCTTGAAACCGTTGTTCTTATCCTTCTGCCGGTTTACCAGCTTCATAATGCCCCGGACTTCTTTGTTCTCCGGATACTTCGTCAGCATGGCGGTCCGGACTTTCGTTACCTTCTCACGTTCCAGATCGTCCAGGAGCGTTTCTGTGAAGCAATGATTCTGTGCCAACATATACAGTAGTCTACCGAGCCGATACGTGGTGTGTGGGACCTTCATAACGTACCAGATGAAGAGTGATGTGGCTTGCATCTTTGAAATCCCAAATACGCCCGATACCATCCCGTCAATCAGAACAGCTCTATTGAACGTAGCCGATGAACCAACAAAATTATGCGTCCATAGCTGTCTGTAATACTGTGCCTCTGCTGCCTTAATGGAGATGATCTGTACCTTGCTTTTCTCCGTTATCTCGTAATCTCTCGGCAACATACTACAGGCAATCGGTGCCAGCTTACTTTCGGAAGGTCTTTTGATTTTTCTTCCCTCTGCCAGTGCCGCCGCTTCTTCTCCTCTGTTCGAGGTAATGTAGCTGTTCAAATCTGCTCTCGTACCGGCTCTTGCAAATATCGGCTCTCCTACAGCCTCTCCGGTTCTTTTTTCCTGGTAGCAAACAACCAGCGCATTCGCATTCATGCACCGGTCAAACAACTCAACGTGTCCTGTTTCCGGGTCGAACAGCTTATACTCTGGTTCTTTCCAGGTCATTTTCCCCTGTGTGTCATAGAACTTCTCATAGCCGGAGAAGTAGGTCGGTGGATTGGCAATAACCAGCGTGTGTGGATCGTCAAGCACCTCGTCCAGATGATCCCACATATCCAACGGGCGATACGTCATGCCATACATTTCCTTCTTGATATTCTCCAGGCTCTGTCGGATATGCTCAATATGTTCCTCTCTTCTGTCTCTTAAATCTTTCAGCAGATTAAAGAAATACTCATTGCCGGCCGTCTTCGATGTTCTCAGATACATCTGAGCATACAAGGCGACCGCCGGGTCCAACAGTTCCTCATCGGAAAATCCCTGGGCATGTATCTCCAGTTCATCAAGTGGCTTGCCCGTAATGGCATACCCCATAACCGAACTCATCATAGACACATCGCTCGTCTCAATCTGCTCCGGCTTATACCCGTTCTGGATTGCCAAGTTGCTCATGGCGAATGTTCCGGCACATGGCTCCACAAACCTCGTATACCCGTTCTTCGCAGCATTCTTTATCAGATTTACCAAGTATCTCTGCTCCACCGTACCCAAGCACCCCAAAAACATCTCTCCTGGGTCTCTGAAAAATGCCATTGCTTATCAACTCTCCCTTCTCTCGTTTGCATTAAAAAAGGCACCGTACCCTTTCGGATGCGATGCCGTTGTTTTTGGACCGGAGCCCTGCGATGAACAGGGCCTCAACTATGGAATAGTCGTGTGCTGCCTACACCAGCTCCGGATATTATATTAAAGCGCCCATACCAAACAGACTCATTTGCTGGTAGCCATCATCTGGCTTCGTCTGCACTTCGGGCTTCTTACTTGTCGTTGCTACCTTCTTTCCCTTCGGGGGATTCGGATCTGGAAGTTCTTCGATAATCTCTCCAGTGTTCTCCACCCACCACTCAGCAAAAACAGTTCTGTGACACCAATCTTCCGGGATTCTCACATCCTCGTAGCACAGGAGGACCAAATCCTTTCCCTGGACCGCTGCGTCACGTTCCATCTTCATAACCATGTTGATGATTCTGTCCTTGCCTATGCCGTTCAGCTTCTCGTAATAGGCTTTCTTGAAATCTTCCAGGTTCATTCTCAGCATATACCCTTTCGGTGCCAGTGAGTAGCACTGGTTTTCCAGTCTGTACGCCAGTTTGAATTTCGGCGTCCCGATGCTGATTCCTACACAGTAATATTTGCCATCTGCAAGCTCTTTGTTGCTATATCTGCTCGTATAAATTCCCATTGTCCGTCTGCTCCTTTTCCCTTGAAAAACCGTTGTTTTCCATACTTTAATTATACCAGATTACCTACCTAAGTACAGGGAATACAGGCTGTTTACCGTTTTTTAAGAATCCCTTCCTCCGGCTTTGCGGTCCGAAGACCGCCCAGCCATCAGAGAAGGAAAAGTCGATTCACAGTGCTCCATTTTTATGGTGTGACATATGGGCTTTTGGCACTTACTACGTTACCACAGGTATTTTACCCTCGTCAATTCCATATTTTCTACTGTTTTTGAACCCAGTTTTCTCACACACCCAACAGGTACACCGCTATGATTTTGCAGGCGTTACCGATGTCCTTATAGACAGTCTTCTCACTCACGCATTCCTCACTCGCAATCTGAGCAACCGTCTTTTCTTCCTCCGCTATGTAGTATTCGTACACTTCCCTGTAACACCGCATAGCTTCTGGCTTTTTCGATGTTTCGCACTCCTCCCGGTACGTCTCAATCGCACGCTCTATCCGGTTGATGTAATACATATTCTCCGCCCTGCGTTTTTCTTCTTTCTCTACTACGCTTTCCTGGCTATTGATATGTGCCGAACCCATCAAATCTCTTAGGAACGCCCACCGTTTTTCTACTTTCTCGCTTTCCGTAAATTCTTCCTTTTCCGGGATTTCCCTTTTCAGTCTACGGTAGTCTGATAACAATTTCTTGGTTCTTTTTACCTTATCAGCGTTACTCTGCTCACGTTTTTCGGTCTTTTTTCGCTCTTCTCTGCACATTTTGACCGCTTCTCTCGCAGATATTTCCGCTATCTGTGTCAGCTCTCTCCCTGTTACCTGGTAGATTCTGTTTCCCTCCAGACTCTCCGTTTCCACAGGTGCGATTGCTAACAGTTCCTGCTCACTCTGCCTTTCCATATACCGCCATACCTCCTTGTCTTTTCTTGCTCTGCTCCATATAATGAATCTATCTACGAACATTTGAGGAGCTGCC